GCCGGCGTAAGCGAAAGCATGCGGTCGCCGTCGGCTTCGATCAAGCCCTTTGATGCTAGACTCCAGAAGGACGAATCAGTGCTATCGCGAATACTCTTGACTTGCGAAAGCTGGGCGAGCGCGGCAATCTCAGTCTTGCCGAGCTTCAGGCAAAAGGTTGCGCTAGTGACGTAATTTCCAAAAACAAGGTTCTGTGCTGATGTGGTCATGATGATCTCCCGATTGACAATAGCCGGAACCCTAAAGGAACGTTCCTACATTGTCAATGGCATTTTCCTATTGACGGGATAGGACCAATCCTTTACGGTTCCGACGCATGAAGCAGTCCGCGCGATTTTTGGCCGATGTCGAGGCCTTCTTGAAAGCCTCGGAGATGTCCGACACGGCATTTGGCGTTGAGGCGCTGAAAGACCCGAATTTTGTTACCGATTTGCGCAAGGGGCGCCGGCCGACGCTAGGCGTGGTCGATAAGGTCTACGATTTCATGAGGCTGAAGGAACTTGAAAGATTATGGTAGAGGGGCACCACATGATTACCAAATTACCGCCATCACCGTTCCTGACCGAATCACCCGAATCCGTCGAAACTCCCTCCCGTGTATCGACGGTCATGGAGGCCGCCGCGCCTCAAACCCCTGCTGGCGCGGCGGCCGACACATTTACCGGCACCATCCCAGACGATATCAGCGACGTGCATGAGATCTTCCACCACGCCCGCAAACTAATTGCCGAACCGCCGCTTGCTATGGCTGAATTCCAAGGACGGCGGTGGGAAATACCTACGATTATCGTTCCTAACCCGCGCCAAGCCGAGATCGACCGGAACGGGCTGGCGGCGGTGGAGCGGGAAATCTCGATCTGGCAGCGCGGCGCGGGAGCCGAATACATGGCGCCGCTCGATGTGCCGTTGTTCCTGCGATAGGAGTGCGGCATGGAGCTCACCAATAGGGGATGGCCTGCCGAGCATGTGATAGCGTTCCTTGCCATGCTGGCACCTGGGGTTTCGGCGGCGATGATTGCCGACCAACTCAACAAATTGTTCGGAACCAGCTATTCCCGTAACGCGATCGTAGGTAAAGCAGCGCGAATGAACGTCAAAACCGAGGGGCGGCCCGTGCGCAACAATCCAAATCCGGCCGGCTACCGCGCGTCTGCGGCGCCGCCCCCCGTCGTGACCGCCAAGCCCTATCGGGTGCCGAGAGTGAGGCCACCCCGAGAGATCATTGAGGCCGCCTGTGCTGCGATCGTGCCGAGGATGATTAGGTGTGACGAACTCACCGACGCGACGTGCCGGTGGCCTTACGACAGTGGAAAGGGCACCCCTTCATACCTATTTTGCGGTCATGGCAAGCCAGCGGAACGGTCCTATTGCGGTCCCCATGAGCAACTATCGATCGGCTGCGGCACGCGATCAGAGCGTGAGGCTAACCGTGTCTGACACTATCGAAGACGGCGCCTACTTTGCCGACCGCGTGATTACCGCGGCGCGAATGGCAGAATTCACCGAGAGCCCGATAGAAATTCTATTCGGCATGGCCATGATGGATTTGATAGAGGATTCATGGGCTTTGCTGCCGCAGTTCAAGTGGCGCGGCTACCGGATCGACTGGTGTTTAGAACGTCCTGACAACCAGTTGATTTTCATAGAGTGTGACGGTTCGGAGTTTCACACGCGGCCGGACCAGATCGCTAAGGATCGACTTCGGGATCAGCAGATAAGGAGAGCCGGCATAAAGCTTTTCCGGTTTACCGGCAGCGAGATTTACCGCAATCCTGAAGGAGTGGCACTACGGGTTTATCTAGAGGCTAGAAAATGAGGAAGCGCCACGGTGGCAAAGGCACGCCAGAGTATACGGCGTGGAAGTCCATGAAAGCGCGGTGTAATCCGAAATACACTCGGCGCCGAGATCACAAGAATTATGCTGCTCGGGGCATCAAAATTTGCGAATCTTGGGTTGGCGATTTTCCTCAGTTTCTGCGCGATGTTGGTCTAAGACCGTCCGCGAAGCATTCCTTGGATCGCATTGATAACGATGGGGATTACGAACCAGGTAACGTGCGCTGGTCAACCAACATCGAACAATGCGCTAATACTAGGAAGAATCGGATCCTGATTTTCATGGGTAAGAAGCTGGCGCTTAAGGCTGCGATGCGAGCGGCCGGCTGCTTGTTGAATGAGAGCAGCGTCCGTGGGCGGCTTTCACGCGGATGGGACGCTGACCGTGCGTTGACGGCGCCGCGCGGCAAACGTGGCCGCTTGACACCAGCGTGAAGCAGCGCGTACTTTGACAAGAATTGGCCCGGCAGCTCGCAAAAGCCCCGGGCCTGATCCGATAGGTATGTTTCCTGGGCAGGAGACATCGGACCTGCAGCCAAATCCATACTAGGGCTGTTTGGTTCCGTCAACCGCCCACCACGCCTAGCGGGTCACAACTCTGAAACGAGTGACCGATGAGCCGCGCCTTCATAGCGTTCTACCCGGGCGATTATCTCAAAAAAACCATGCACCTCAATGTTTTGGAACACGGAGCTTACTTTTTGCTTCTATGCGAGTGCTGGACCAACGGCAAAGTCCCGCTAGAGGACGCCAAACGCGCGGCGATTTGTAAGATATCCCTCAAGGAATGGAACAAGATAGCTCCAACCATTAATCCATTTTTTCAGGAGGACGGCACCAACCAGCGAGCCAGTGAGGAGATAGAAAAATCGGAGGTTATGAGGCTGCGGCGCCAAGTCGCCGGCCACAAAGGCGGCACGGCCTCGGTGATATCGAGGGCCAAAACGCTCAAGCAAACGTTAAGCAATGCTCAAGCGAGATACCAAGCAAACGTTGAGCAAACGTTAAGCCCGGCTCAAGCAATTAAGAATAGTATAACTACTACCTTTTCTGAGGCTGCGCGCGAGGTATTCGACGAACAGGATCGGTTGGAAAAGAAGAAAGTGGCTTTGCAGGCTTCGCCAGAGCTATTATCAATTTTATCCGGTAAAACAAGACGATGATTGTCTATTTCTTGCTGGCCTCGGTCAGAAACGCGTGGATCGACCGCACCAGTTCCATGGGTGGAGAAACGCCGGCGAGGGGTGCCAATTTGGCCGCATATTCGAGCGCAATCTCCCGCAACCGAACGTCGTTCATGACGCCCTGCAAGGCATCCTGGTATTGCTTCTGCAAAGCCTGTAACTGGGCGCCGTTAAGCGACGTCTGTGAGCCGGCGCCGATCGCGTTGCCTCCGGTGCCAACCTCAACTCGGTTTGGTTGCTGCATTTGTGACATGTTCGATCCTCGTTGGGTGGGTAGCGATGTCCAGAAATGCGCGAAACAGGAACTCCCGCTGTTCGGACGGGCTAAGCGCTGAAAACTCCTCCACGACCGTTTCTGTGGCTCCTGAGGCCGCTCCACGGTACATGGTCAGCATGTCGCGGACGTTCATTGCATCACCTTGACGGTTTCAACCTGGGCACCCACCATCTGGGCTGCAATCAATCGGATCTTGCGCCGCTGCTCAGCCGGCATGTCCTGCATGTAGCGAATCACTCCACCAATGTACGGGTCGGTGTAAATGCGAACCATCGTGTCGAACTGCTCTTCCATCTCGCTCGTGTCACGCTCGCCAAGCAGTTCCGAACTCGTGGTACCGAGCACCATCGCAATCCGGTGAAGCGTGGCAGCCGGCGGATGACCAAGCCCCAATTCGTACATCGAAAGTTGAGCCCGAGAGATTTCCGCCCCCGCCGCAACGTAGGGAAGCTTGCGATCAACAAATATTCTTCGAGCCCGAATTCGAACGCCCAAAGCCTCTAGAAACAATTTTGGTTGTCTTCTCGGCATGTTACCGTATGTGGGTCAATTACTGCTTGACGGTTTCAATTCGTCAACTAGCACTTACACCCCCTTGACAGCAAGCCGATTTCTTGAAATGCCGCGAGGCGTCCCCCCTTTTCCTTCGCGTGCAGCCATGGTCCGACGACCTTTCCGGTACAACCCTAAACTCGCCGCTCGCTTTGCCCGCCTCCATCGCCTCAAACGCAAGGGCTTGACACCGCCAACCGACAAGGCATCTCTACGACAAGCCGCAACCGAGGCCGCAAAATGCTTTCCGACCAGGAAATCGTCCGACGACTGAAAATCATCCGCTTCTCCCCACGCGCAGAGCGCGAGGCCCGCCGAGCCCTCTCCATGAACGCCATTGCAAAGCAGACAGGCCTCGCCCGAGACACCCTGTACGCCGTCTCAACAACCGGACGACTAGCCCCTCTCACCAAGCAGCGCCTCGCCAGCTTTTTCAACGTGTCGGAATAGCTCACTGGCAAGAAGCATGGTGTTTCCCCGCGCGAGGCGCAAAACAGGCTGAAATCGACCGATTTGGACCCGTTTTCGACCTACTATCCCTTGTGCCTTGCGATAACCAAGGTTTTCCAAGGCGGAACTGAGCGTCTGCAGCGGTTGCCAGGCTCCCCGGATCGGCGCGCGCCGGCGCCCCAGAGGTCGATGGGGCTCGCGGCGGTGAGTCGAGGCTCCCCGCACATCTTGCACCCCCGGAAAAAAATTGGGCGGTCGGTTGCGCGAGTTGCCCGCGGTTTTGGTGAGGATTGTGTGCGTCGTGGCACTCGGCGGCGCGTCGGTTACGCGGTTATCGAGCGAGTTTGGTGCCAGTTTCGATGACTGGGGTAGGCCCGGTGATATAGGGTAATTTTATTTCGTTCTGCGTCCCCACCATCAATTACTACTTGACGAATGTGTCCCATTATGAAAACGTGGGTTATTGGTGATTTGGGAGGGATTTCAATGAGCGAGATGGTTGAACGGGTGGCTAGAGCGATCTCGGCTGAGCATATTAGATTGGATGGTATGACATGGGAGCAATGCCACCCGAAATATCAGGAAGATCGTCGCAGGATGGCGCGAGCCGCGATCGCAGCGATGCGGGAGCCGACGCAGGCGATGATTTTGGGCGATAATAAGCACGACGACTACGACCCTAAATACGTTTGGCAACTCATGATCGACGAGGCCCTCCGATGCCCCTGATCGTGTGCCCGTGCTGCGCCGGGGCTGGAACCGTGGATGACGCGGCCGGCTGCGACCTGACCGCGATGGAACGCAAGCTGTTTGAGATCGTGCAGGCCGCGAATCATCTGGGTATCGGAGGACGTGCCTTAGCCGACAAGTTCTACGGCGACCGGATCGATGGTGGTCCCGAGCACGGTCTGAGTTGCGTGCACGTCCAAATCCATCGCGCCAACAAGAAGCTTGCGACGGTCGGGCGCCGGATCAAGGCGACGACGCCGGGGATAGGCGCGTCCTACCGGGTGGTGTCGATATGAGCCTGGCGCTGTTGCTGATCATGATGGGTGTGGGGTTTTTGTGCATGGCCGGGCTGGCCCTACTGGTGGTGCATATTGAGCGGGACGAGCGCCCCCCGACTGAGGAAGAGTGGCGGCAGGACCAATGGTGAGACGGATGCGAAGGTTTTTCCAGAAGATCGGCAACGCGATCGAGCGGTGGCTTGTGTTACCGGCGGAGTATCATTGATGACTGTTGTGGCGTATGCCCGCGTTTCGACCATCGACCAGAGCCCGGAGTTGCAATTTGACGCGCTCAAAGGATACGGCTGCACGAAAATCTTCATCGACGAGGCCAGTGGTACTGACCGCGAGAGGCCGCAACTTGCTGCTTGCCTTAACTTCCTTAGACGCGGTGACATCCTCGTGTTCTGGAAACTCGACCGGCTTGCGCGCTCCACCGTGCACCTTGGCCAGATCGCCGAGGCCTGCCGAACCAAAGGTGTCGATCTCAAGTGCATCACCCAGCCGATCGACACAACCACGGTCACCGGAAAGCTGATGTTCAACATCCTCGCCTGCTTCGCCGAGTTCGAGCGCGATATCATCGTCGAGCGGACGCTGGCCGGACTCGCCGCGGCGCGGGCCCGTGGCCGGATCGGCGGGCGTCCCAAGAAGCGCAAGCTGGTGCCGCCGACGGCTGAAGAAATCGCGGCCGGCGCATGAGCAGACTTCCCATCATCAGAAGTTCGTTTGCCAATCCATATTGGTGGGGGTGGCATCGGTACATATGGTGGGAACGAACGCGGCGAGGATTAACCTATTGACGATCGACGACGACGAACAAGACCCGCTCGGTTTCGACGCCGCCTTTACGCTAGAATATCAGGGCGTCGCGCCGTTCCCGACCGAGCGGTTCCTGAAATTCCTCTCGCACCTGAAAGTGCAGAGCAAGGATTACGGGCTGGTGCCGTTCCGCCTGCTAGGCTCGCAGCGCTATCTGTTGGCCGAGATCGAGGAAGGCCTGTCGCGCGGCATCACCACGTTCGTCGTGCTTAAAGCGCGGCAGCTCGGCGCGTGCCTCGACCCCGATACTCCGGTATTGAAGGCGGATTATACGTGGTGCCGTATTGCCGATTTGAAAGTTGGTGATGCGCTCGTGGGCGTCGATGAATTTCCCCTTACGAAGGGGAAAGGCAGTGCGAGAAAAATGCGCACTACTTTGGTAGAGGCTATCGGTCGCGTCCGAGAGCGGGCGTATCAAATTGAATTTGACGATGGCCGGACGCTAATATGCACGGGGAAGCATCGATGGCTTACCCGTAATAGCCAAGGTGTGTGGCGCTGGCGATCGATACAGGCAAAGTCGAAACTGGAACGCCTCCAGATAGGACATAAGATTCGATGGATCACTCAGCCATGGTCGCCGGGACATATCGAGGATGGTTGGTTCGGCGGTATCCTGGATGGCGAGGGGTCTATCTCTAATGCCAATCGATCGGGCACTAGCCTATGCGCAGCACAACTTCCCGGTCCGGTTTGGAATCGGATGGTCAGTTACGCAAATGAGCGCGGGTATCATCATCGGGTTGAATCGGATGGCCCCGATAGACCATCTAAATTTGGAAGGAAACCCGTTCCAAAATTAGTTTTCAATCGGATGGATGAACTGTTTCGTTTGATCGGGCAAACTCGCCCGTCTCGTTTTATCGGGAAGCGATTTTGGGAAAATAGAGAACTCCCTGGCAAAGGCGCCGACGCTATCGGTAATTCCAAGATAGTGAAAATAGTGCCACTAGATGAGCGAGAGATGGTGGACGTGCAGACCAGCGATAAAACTTATATTGCAAACGGCTTCGTCTCGCATAACTCCTCATTCTTCCTCGCGCTCGACATGTTCTGGGCGTTCTCTCACAAGGGGCTATTGGGGGTCTTCATCACCCACAAGGAGGAGATGCGCGATGACTTCAGAGCCACAGTTGAAGTTTTTTTCGCGGAAACCCCGACCAAATACCGGGTCAACTACGTTCGGCATAACCGAAACCTTCTCATTCTCAAAAACGCCAGCAAGTTCCGCTATCTCATCGCCGGAACTTCAGAAGTTAGAAAGGGCGGTCTCGGTCGCGGTGGTGCAGCAAATTTTGTCCATGCCACCGAATGCGCCTTTTACGGTAACGGTGACGACCTTTCGGAATTCCGCTCACAAACATCGTCGCTCTATCCGCATCGACTGCAGATCTACGAAACCACAGCGAACGGCTTCAACCACTTCTGGGACATGTGGGAAGTCACCAAGGACGACCCTACCAAGAAAGCCATCTTCATCGGCTGGTGGCGGGACGAACGAAACCAGCTCCCGGTAAGCCACCCGTTTTTTCTCAACTATATGCCGGACGGCATCAAGAGCACGCTCACGCCGCTGGAGCGCAAGCGGGTGCGCGAGGTCCGCGAACTCTATTCGTTCGAGATCAGCCTGCAGCAGATCGCCTGGTACCGCTGGCACATGGCGAGCGAAAAGGACGGCGACCAGTCGTCGATGGACCAGGAATATCCGTGGACCGAAAGCGATGCGTTCGTGGCCACGGGGTCGAAATTCTTCACAGTCGATGCCATGAGCGAGTGCATGCGGGTTGCCAAGAAATGCGCGTTCCAGACATTCCGCTATAAACTCGGTATGAAGTTCGAGGAGACCGAACTGCGGCAGGTCAAAGACCCCCGCGCCGAATTGAGGATTTACGAAGATGCCTCAAGATTTGGATATTACGCTCTCGGCTGCGATCCCGCTTACGGAAGCTCAGATGAAGCGGATCGAACGGTTATTAGCATCTGGCGATGTTACGCTGACTGTCTCGTTCAAGTGGCTGAATATTGTTCGCCACAGCCAAGCACGTATCAATGTGCTTGGGTGCTCGCCCACCTTGCGGGATATTACGGTGTCACGTTCCTTATGCCGATTCTGGAAATGAACGGGCCGGGCCAGGCCGTGTTCGACGAACTGGAAAAGGTGCGGCGCTTCGCCTCCGAAATTCGCCCGCATGACGAGAACTACCACATCCGAAATATCCTGCAGAACATGCGGCATTATTTTTATAAGCGCATGGACAACCCCGGCGGCGGCGAACTTTTGTATCAGTGGAAGACGACGGAAGACCTCAAGCGCCGCGCCATGAACCAGTTCAAGAACGCGATCGAACTGCACCGCATGATCCCCCGATCGATGCCGCTCTTGGACGAAATGCGCCGCATCGTCAGCGACGGCGGCCACATCGGCGCCGAGGGCCGCGCCAAGGACGATCGCGTGATGGGCGCCGCGATGGCCTATCAGGCCTATAATACCTGGGTACAGCCGAAGGTGCGGGCGCTCGGCCTGACCATGGAGAGGTCATCGGATATTGAAGCCAAGGGCGGCACCCCGCCGCTCGATCGCATCATCATGGGGTATCTCAAGCGGGCCAACATCACCGTGCAACCGTAAAGGATTTATCAATGACGCGGCTATCGCTCGTGACCGGACAGCCGTTTCCAACGCAGGACGTTGCGCCGACCGGCACGCTGTTTGACACCGATATCGGCACGCCGGGTCTTTCGCTCTCCCTCGCCGGTCTTCCTGCGCTATCGCTCTTTGATGTCTTCAATGCCAGCGGCACGCTCATCACCAACCCGATGCCGCAGATGTCCGATGTGCCGATCACCGGCGTCACCGCGATAGGAGGCATGACCGGCGCGTCGGGCATCGCCTCGGTCTTCGACGGCAACACCAACAAGCCGGACGTTAATGGTGCCAGGAGCGGATCGCTGGCAGGAGGGTTCGCGCTTGCCAATTCGGTTGGATTTGCCCTTGCCTCCGCGATGCCGGTCACCCGAGTCCTCGTCACGTCGCCAAATAATTCCGGATTTGTCGGCAGTGGCAGCGAAGCGCCGTGGCAACTGCTGGGGTCGGCGACGAACAACTTTGCCACGGCAACCCTGTTGGCGATCGGCTATCTGCCGGCCTCCAATGCATCAGGACCGACACAGGTCGATATTCGTCTCACCAACGGACTGTCATCGCTCGGCTATTACTGGTTCTGCATCTACGGAAACGCCACCAACAACAACTGGATTGCGCAGGTCCAGCCCTTTACCGAACTGCCGATGTCATCGCGTGGCATCATCACTGCCGGAGGTAATCCGGTCAACGCCGCCTCCATCGGCTCTGTCGCGCCGCAATCTGCAATCTACCGCGGGACGATCCTGATTTCCGAAACCACAGGCCTGATGCGACAGACGATCTCCTACGGCCCCAACCGCATGTTTCCGATCTGGAATATGACGGATCGCCGCCGCATCGAGATGGTCGCTGGTTTCCTGGGTGAGCCGGATAGTAGTGGGAAGTACCGCTATACCCCAGCGCCTCGCCTGTCCGACGCCTACGGGCCGGCGATGGGTAACCCCAACATCTGCGCCACCATCGTCAACGGCATGGCTGATAGTACGGCGCAATTCCGCTATATTCAGGCCGCCTACCAGAACGGCGGTTCCGCCCCGACCAGTTACACCAACGCGGTCGGGATTGCCGGTTCAAACTGCCCGTTCGGTACGCTCGGCTCGCAGAATTTCGACACCACCGGCACCGACCAGGGCGCCGAGGTCTGCGCGCACTACACCATGCCGCCGACGTTCGGCGCGGTCAAAGCAAATGCGCTGGAAACCGCTGTGGGCAATGTGACCGGATTTTACAACGAATCAAATATGAAACTGATCGCCGACTTCGAGTGCTGATGGAGATTAGCGCCTGAATTTCTCTGCCTCGCGAATCACCGTTTCACGGTCCTCGTTGTCGGACCCGTCCGGCGCCATGGTTTTCATCTCAAGGTACTCGCGCCAGACCACCTCGCACGCGGCCCAGGCGTTCGGCCAGCGCGGATATTGCGGTTGAATCTTATTTACCGCGCCGATCGTGTGCTGCATGCAAATGTCGGCGGCGGCCTGCAAGTCCGCGATCTGCTGCGAGTAATCAGCCACCGCTTCCCCCCACAAACAGCCACATCACGACCAGCAGCACCGCGACCGCCGCCACGATGGCATCCTGCCGACCTAGTTCGAATTGCTTAGCAGCCTCTGCAGATGTCTTTTGGTCCCGCGGGGTACGGTGGTAGGTCATCGATCTCGCTTTCCCGTTTGTAGGGGCAATCGTCCTCCATCCTCGGACACGCCTGCCGCTGTTGCTGCGGCGTCAGCGAACCGCTAGTGAAAGCCGTGTAAACCCAAGCCACCTCCGGCGCTTAGCAGGCACGCGAGAAGACCGAAGATGATGTAGATGCAGATGATGGCGATGATCGCCCAGACCACTATCCTGATAATGGCGACCACGAGCGCCGGCAAAAACTGCATGACGTAGGGCAGCAGCAACTGGATCAGCGACCACAGCGCAATGATGATGACGATGAGGATGCAGACCTGTTCCCAGAACGCCAGCGAGAAACATGACATGACGAAAACCCTCCGAGGGGGTAACCGCCAACCAGCCTACGCCGATAAAGTTCCATAGCCTAGTGCGGGAAGGCCGGCTCGATCGTAAGCCAGTAATGCTCGCCCTGGACGTAAGAGTCGGGATCAACCACCAGATTTAGCAGAACATGCTCGTCCTGAATGCCGTCGTCCTTGGTAAAAAATATCTCGACGATGCCGTTGTTCTGCCGGATACGCTCGCACCTGAATTTCAAGCGAGGGTGCGACATGTCAGTGCCCTATGCGCGCCAGAATTACGCCAAGCGCGACAATGATGACTTGCGCCACCGTTGCAAACGCGACAATCATTGTCACCGAATTGGAGGATTGCTTGGACGCGCCGCCCGAACTCTGGACGAATGCTGTCAGCGGTGAGATCGAAGCGCTGACTTCGCGGATCGCGGCGGCCAGGTCATCCTTGCTGGCAAAACTTCCGCGTTCGCCGGTGATCTGTTCACGAAGCTGGTTGGCTTTTTCGTCCTTGTAACTCTGGATTTCCCGTGCCAACCCGAGCGCTGCTTTATCGGCCTCTTCCTTGATCTTCAGCGCCTTCTCGCGTTCTATATTTACCTCGGAGTAGCGCCGGTCGCGCTCCTGCATGAATTTTTCATCGGCGGCGGCTAATGCCGATAGATGGACCTGCAAGGTTTCTAGCGTCCATCCCTTTGCCATTTCTTTACTAAAATCTGCGACCATTGATAAACCTAGCGCGCAGCCTTATGCTGACGCCCCATGACCGGAATATTACGAACCTGGCGTTGCCTGAATACCCGCTGCGGCGCCCCATTCGACGCCTGGGAACCTAACCCGTCGTGCCCGAACTGTAAATGCGCGCGGGTCGAGTGGCAGCCTGCCGGCGGCCACATCGGGAACGGCGCCAAATCAGCCGATACCGAACTGCGGGCGCTCGCCGATATGTTCAAGATGGGCGATATGAATTCGGCGGATCGCGGGCGGGCGGCAAAGAAGGTCAACCTGCCGCCCGCCCCGTCGGATCGCAACCCCGCCAACGTCCACACCTTCTCCGGGGGTTTCTCGGCCGCGATTAATCCGGCGGTCGGTGCCCAATGCGTGCCGACCGCCAACAAGGTCGGCTTCAAGGTCAAGGCCGCGCCCGGCAACGCGCTCGCCCCCAACGGATCGTTCCCCAGCATGCGCAGCAACACCGCGGTCGAGGCGTCGTATAAGGGCTCGACATGATCATCCCCGACGATCCGCACCGGCAATCGCAATACGTGCAGTGGGTGATCGATATCTGCATGAACTCGAAAAAGGACCGCAAGGACCTGTACGACCGCCGCAAGCAGTATTTCCTGTACGGCGGCTCCGACGCCAACGACGTCATCTATAACCGGATCGAATCGCATCTCGATCTCGTGGCATCGTTCCTGTACTCGCCGGACCACGCGCAGTTCTCGCTCTCCGCTCCGCTTAATTCGCCCGACATGGTGGTCAAGCAGTACATGGCGGCGCAGGACACCTTCAACAACGACTTCCGTGATGCCGGCATGTTCGATTTCTTCGGCGATGCCATCATTGGCTCGCTGATCTTCGATTCGATCATCCTCAAAAGCGGCTGGTCGGACGTGAATTCCGATCCGACCTGCAAGATCATCATGCCGTGGCAGTTCGGGGTATTCTCCGAGGAAATCACCGAACTGGAAAGCCAGCAGGCCTTCGTCCATGCCTACTTCATCGATTACGACAATGCCTGCCAGCGCCTGCAGCGCGCCGGTATGGGAGAGAAGATCAAGGATTTGACCGTCGTCAACACGCCGTTCGAATCGCCCTTCCCCGAACTGATCACCCGTATGATCATCTCCGCGACCGGCGGGGAGAACGTCTCCGGCAATATCTCCGGATCGATCAATCCGACCTATCAGGCGCGCGCCAGCTACAACGCCAAGGTCGATCGCCCGCTGGTAGAATTCCACGAGGTCACGATCTGGGACGACGAATGCGAGGACTACCGGGTGTTCTGGGTGGTGTCGCCGGGGCTGGTGATTTCCGATTCCAAGAAGACTATCGACGTGCTCAAGCGCAGCGAAGGCTTCAAGGCGCAGAAGAAACAGCAGGAAGCGTTCTATAACACCAAATGCAATCCGTTCTTCCCGCGCGAGCATCCCTATACGCTGGTGCGGCCCTATAACATCTACGAGTATTTCTGGGGCAAGGCGCACATCGAATCGCTAATCCCCTTGCAGGAATGGTCCAACGAGCGGCTGGAGCAAATTCACGACATCCTCGACAAGCAGGCCTACCCGCCTCGGATCGGCTCGGGCTTCATGGGTCTGTCGGACGAAAAGATGGAGGCGTTCGGCGGCGCCGATAGCTGGGTAATGGACCAGTTGCCGCAAGCCTCGATCAAGGAACTAAATCCGCAGATGCCGCCGGATATTTTCTCCGACTATATGTCGATCGGCAACCTGTTTGTGGAGGCCTCGGGGCTGACCGAAGTGCTGCAGGGCAAGGGCACCGCGGGCGTTCGCTCCAAGGATCACGCCAAGCAGTTGTCATCGACCGGCTCGGGGCGGGTCAAGAAAGCCGCGATTCGTCTGGAAGCGCCGCTGGTGCGGCTCGGCGATCTCACCTTCAAACTCAATATGCGCAACAACGACGAGCCGATCACGCCGGACCCGAAGGAGGACGGCAAGGAAGGCGATCCCTTCTACTACGCCAACATGGCTGGCGAGTACGCGCTGCGCGTAGCCGGCCATTCGCACTCGCCGCTGTTCGCCGACGACACCAAGGAAATGGCCGCGTTCCTGTTCAAGTCGCAGTCCATCGACCAGGAGGCATTGCTGAGAATGCTAAATCCGCCTGACCGGGATAATTTGATTCACGGTTTGCGAGCGCGCAACAAACAGAAGGCGCAGGCCCAAGCGATGCGCGCCAAGATGGGATTGCCGGAGCCCGGCGCCAAGCCGAACGGCAAGGGACACGGGGCTCACGCTTGAGGAAAGTTGAGTCGGGCGTATGGACCGAAGTGTTTGAGAGCGGCTTTATCGTAAACCGTCGCGGCCTCTACCTCGTCATCGAAGTGACCTAACCACATGCGTTTGTAGTTTACGCATATTTCTGCCTTCCATTTTTGGATCGCGTTAAGCCAGCAAACTCCTTTGAAGTTGCTTGACCCATCGCGATGCTTCGGGGTATTCCGGCTATTTTGCTGTGTGGTGCAAATTCTTATATTTGGGCGCCGGTTATCAAGACCGTTCCCGTTCTCGTGATCTACCGGAATCCCCGGCGGCGCGCCTACGATTTCACGATGAAGTTTGGTATAGGTGGATCGAACGTAGATCAAAGTTTTCCGCTTATTTTCTGCTGCGGTCCACGCTCTCTGTCGAAGTAGAGCAACGTCTTCGACGGACACAAAGGTCACGTAACCTCTTGTGAGGTTTGTCCACGCGTGATTATGGCAGTTGCATATAAAAACAGGGCGGGGTACCCTGATGAAGGTCATCTCAGCCTCCTACGCTGATTTGTCCACGGGCGTTTCGAATCCGCACGATTCGATTACGACCGCCTTCGTAGCACAAAACACGGAAGGAACATACCATCAAACGCAAACACAAAAGGGGCGGACGAAAGCACCGCCGGAAGTAAACCGTCCTCAACGGTTTCGATTCTAGCAGCACCTCGCCCCTCCCGGCGGGGTGTTTGTTTTCATGGGCTTGACGCCGGAACTTAAAGGGGCGTACTAATCGCGGCCATGGCCGAGCCAAACGCACCGCTTGCACCGCCCCCCGAACCTCCGGGCGCCGGGGGAGCGTTGCCGAAGTCACCGGCTGGAGGCCCCGGAGGCCCCGGCGGGTCGCCGATGATGTCCCCCGGCTCCGGCGATGGCAACAAGGCCGCCGCAGTGCAGAGCGTCAAAGCCGTGATGCCGATGCTGCTCAAAGCATCGATGGCGTTCGAGGCGGGTTCGAAAGAACAGCAGGCGCTCTTGCGCGCCATGTCCTCACTCAATCCTATTTTCGGCAAGGCGGAAGGCGCCAACATGGTCCCGGCGGGCCTTGCACAGTTGGCGATGGCCAACAAACAGGGGCCCATGTCAGCGGCCCCGCCGCCGGGCATTGTTAGTAATAACTCACCGCCGCCCGGCATGGGCGCGCCACCAGAAGGAGCCGCCGCATGACCGAATATTTGCGCCCGAAAGTGAAGGTCGGTAATCTGTCGCGCCGCACCATGGAGGATGGTCAATTTCGTAACCCTCCCGTGTACACGGCGCTCGGCGGCTTCACCTCGGAAGCCAAATGGACCTCGCCGACCGGCCAGCGCAACAAGACCGGCTTGCCGTCGCTGGAGCGCGGCGGGCCGAGCGCGCAAAAAGGCAAACCGATCTGAGTGTGAGACATGACCACCACACCGCAAGTTGATCCCGTCACCCAAGCCGAACTGACTGCGCTATTCGTGAGCCTCAGTCAAAATCCGAAGACGCGCAAGATCATTGCCAAAGCCGTCAAGGAGGGGGCCCCGGACTCCCGCCATGCGCAGTTCTTCACCGATGTCGATGTTGACGAAAAGTTTGAGGCCTTCAAGGCCGAACAGGACGCGAAGGAATTGAAGCGCCAGCAGGACGATATGCTGCGGCAGATGAACGCCAAGCGCAGCGCGCTGTTGGTCGGCGGACCGGACGGCCAAGGCCCGAAATATTCCGAGGACGACGTGAAGAAGATCGAGGCGCTGATGCAGCAAAAGGGCATCAGCGATTACGATGACGGCCGCACGCTCTATGCCGCCACGCTGCCCCCGGTCGATCCCTCGCCGCAGAACATGCCGGCCCAGCACGGCTCCACTTGGGAATTTCCGGAACTCGACCGCTTCGGTGCCAACCCGGACAAGGCAGCGCGCGATACCGCGCACGCGATGATTGGCGATTTCATGAGGAAGCGTTGAAGTCAAAAAAATGAAGGATATCAAATAGATGCCGATATTCGGACAGGGAATCATTCCCGCTAGTGGAGCAATTTCTGCGGAGCTATCTGCAGTTGTGCGCCGCGCCTTCATGCCACGCGTTTATGTTCAGCTCTGGAAATCGGCGCCTTTGATGGCCGCCCTGCTTTCCTCGGCGCAAGTCGCCTCCGGCGGCCTGTCGCCGATCACCGCGCCGCTGCAGGGTACCCCGATGGTCTCCGGCCAGTGGGTGGATTATTCCGGCTCGTTCCAGCAGCCCGGCGTGCAGCCCGGCATCCAGAACGCCGAATTCGACCTCAAGGCATTCGTCTCGACCATCCCCTTCCTCGGAATGGAAGGTTTGGTCCAGCTCGATTATTCGGTGGTGCCGCTGATCGAAGCCCGCATGAACGATTCAACCAACGTCACGATCGACACTTTCGCGACCTCGCTGTTCAACAACGTCGCCAATACCCAGCAATTGATCGGGCTTCCGGCCGCGATCGATGACGGCACCTTCGCGGTGACCTATGGCGGTGTGTCGCGCACTACCAACACGTTCTGGAAATCGACCTACGTCCACAACGGCGGCACCACCACGCCGACCCGCAACCTGATGCTGCAGTACATCAGCCAGGTTTCCAAGACCACCGGAGAAATGCCGACGATCGGCATCATGGGGTTTGGCACCTGGACGCTTCTGGCACAGGATTTTACCTCGGCCGAGCGCTATAACGTCACCCCCGGCTCGGCGTTCGGCGCCGACAAGAAGATCGAGTCGCTGTTCCGCGCGCTCGACGTGGCCGGCGTGCCGTTCTACGCCGACCCCTACTGCCCCGAGGGCACGCTCTACCTGATCAATACCAATTACTTGAGCCTGTTCCTGCATGAGCGGGCGGCGTTCTCCTTCACCGGGTTCGAATCGACGCTGCCGAACAACCAGTTGGGCTATATCGGCGCGATCCTGAGCCTGCTTGAACTCGTCGATGTCAAGTGCAAGGCGCACGGCAAGTTCGACGGTCTTGCATTTTTGAACATCTGAGGACTGACCATGGCTCGTCTTGGCGGCGCATTCAATCTTCCCCTTGCCCAGGTCGGCGAAGGCACGGCGCGGTTGTCGCTCGGTTCTGGCGGCGTGTGGTACCCCCCGGCCGGAGAATACATCTTCACCCTCGACGCCAACACCCAGGTTGAGCGTTTCGACCCGACCGAACAAGTCTGGGCCGTCGTTGACGACGCCAATACCAACAATGGCGATTTCATCAACTGCGATGGCTACAATATCCGGCTGCACAACATCACCGGCGTCGTAAGCGGCAATACCCTGACCGCCGGCTCCGGCATGACCAACGGCATCGGGTCGGTCGCCACCGGGGTTTCCGTGGCCTTCGGCGTCTCCAACACCACCGGCTATCCGACCGCCACCGGCTTTGTCGTGATCGGCGGCTCGGTCGCCGCGCCAACCGTGACGCAGGCCGGATCAGGCTTCTTGGTGCCGCCGGTGATCGTCATTGACCCACCGCCGCCCGGCGGCGTGCAGGCCTCCGCGATCGCGGTCATGACCGCGGCCGGCTCGTCCGGCGTGGCCTCGATCACCATGGTTAATGCCGGTGCCGGATACGCCACCACCCCGAATTTCTACGTGATCCCGCAACCCGCGCTCTACCAGGGCGGCCCGTCCGGCTCGTTCGCGGCCGGCGGCATCCCCGCGCCGGGCCTCGTCTATCCATCCAACGCCATTCCCGGCAACCAGAACACGTCGGCAACCGGATGTCAGTTGACGTCGGTAGCCCTCACCGGATCGGGCACGCTGCTCGCCATCCACATGGTCAATTCCGGCGGCGGCTATACCTCGGCCCCGACCGTGACGTTCACCGGCGGTGCTGGCGGCGTGGCATCGACCGCGCTGGTTGCGGTGACCTCGCTCGCCAACTCGTCCATCCTGATCCAGCCCCGCGTTCAATAAAGGAGCGATCCCCATGCCTGCTAAAATTCTGGATGCTCCGCACCCGATCCTCTCGATCACGCTGCTGCCGACCGGCGTTTTGATCATGGCAACGGAAAGCCGGATTTATGAGCTGAAAGGCAATTTCTGGACCCCGATGGAATTCGCGCCGGACCCGGAAGTCCCGGCACTAGCTCCCGTCGCACCTATCGAACCCGCGAAGGAGCCCGCGACGTGAAACGGATCGCCTTTCTTGCCACTATCGCCGGACTGCTCGGTTATATCGGGGCTGCGGTAGCCCAGACCGCGCTGGGCCCGAGCATGACCACGGTTACCGGCGGCGCGACTGCCACCATGGCGGCGCTGGCCGCCAACCCCGGCCGCAAGGGCGTAACGATCTGCAACGAACACGCCACCAACACGGTGACCTTTACGCTCGGGACGACGCCGACGCCGGTGTCTCTGACCACGGGTCGGGTATTGGCGGCCGGCAACCTCGTCACCTCTTGCTGGACCATCGGTTCGACGCAAGGAGTCCCGAATACGGGTGCCGGAGCCAATGTCGGCGCCCAGATCAACGTGATCGCCTCCAGCATCTCGACCCCGATCACATTCATCGAATATTACTGAGGCCAGCCATGGGGTACCGCTATCACACCGGCGATCGGGTTTACGGCGGGTCGATGGAGCCCCGGCTTAACCCGGATTGCGTCGATCCGCGCCTGAATGCCAAGTTGCGGCCGTCCTGGCCCTCGCCGCTGGTTCGGGAAACCGACCATAGCGGCTGCATTGCGGAGCAGCCCTCAGGCCGCCGCGCCAAGATCGGCATCCCGGAACGATTCAGGAAGTATTGATCCATGGAAAAGCCAGACCTCGGCGCGCCCGATATCCGAATCCATTACGTCCGGGTGACCAACAACGCCACCACCGCCTTTACCGACCGCCATGACGGGGTGCCGGTGACGCTGGAGCCCGGCAAGAGCGACAATTTCCCGCTGGATATGGCCGCGCACATGTTCGGCTACGCCTACGACGTGACGCAGGAGGCGATGTTCAAGCACGTCTCCAAACGGCAGGGCTGGAATACGCCTGCACATCTGCGCGTCGGCGAAAGCGGCAAGACGCTGGCGGCCGAGCTGTTCGAAAAGCTCGATATCAAGCCGGTGATCTATAAGATGGTCGAGGAAAAGCCCGACCTTGATTCGCCGATCCCGGCCGACCCGATGCCCGAGGAAATCCCGGCCGTTCCGTCGCGGCGCAAGGCCGGAGCCGCCTGATGTGTTTTGGCTTGGCGCATCCCTGCCCATCCTCAACTGGCTGAGTTTCGGCCTTATCGCGTATTTCCAGATACCAGCACGCGAGCTCACCGGGTCATGGTTTATCCTGTTTCTCGCAATGGCGTTCTGGCTGGGTGCGGCGACCTCGCTTCGTCCGCTGTTTCGCGGGCTTGCGATTGGGCTATCGGTTTCCTCGCTGGTGGCGGTCGGCCAGTGGTCCGGCTGGGGCCCGGCCAGCTACAATCTACCGGCCGGCCTGCTCTATAACTCGGCGATCCAGGCCGTCGCCATCGCTCTCGTCATCGTATCGCTAGAGCGTGCGGATTGGCGCTATGTCCCGGCCATGCTCCCTGGCCTGTTGCTGGCACATTCGCGCGGCGGTTATCTGGTGCTGGCGATCGGGCTAGCCGGCCGAGCCTTCGGCTGGAAGGGCGCTGTATTGACGCTGCTCGTCGCGGCCGCGGTCTCCGTCACCTTCATGGGGTCTTCCGACCTCGACCGAATCATGATCTGGAGCGCCGCATGGCACGACCTCCAATGGTCCGGGCACGGCCCCGGATCGTTCGCGAATGTGCTGTTCCAGGCCCCGGACGGCGTGCATTACCCCGGCCACGTCCATAACGACTATCTTCAACTGGCCTACGAGCTCGGTATCTGGGCCGCCCCGGCCTACCTGATCTACGGCGCGGCGCTCACCCGCACCGAATCACCCTACTGGCCGGCCTTCGCAGGATTTGCTACGGCGGGAGTGTTTTTCTTCCCGCTCTATACGCCGGTCACCGCGATCATCGGGGCCGTGCTTGCGGGGCATATCCTGTGCGGGCATTATCAGGCGGCGATGACGGGAAAGCGGGTCAATGCTGCTGTCTGATTATATCACGCAGGTGCAATTCCTGGTCCACGACCAGACCAATGCGGATTTCTCGCCGTCCGAACTGACGGCTGCGATCAATAACGCCCGCGTCGCGACCTCGCTGGATTTCCATTGCTGCCGGCAGGCCTTTCTCGCGCCGCCGAACAACGCACCGAATACCGGCCTATACACGCCGGTTTCCACGATCCAGAACCAGGAAATCTACCCGCTCAACGGTCCCAACGGTCTCAACGGACAGGTGGTCGGCGTTAATGTCACGAACGGCGGCGCGAATTATTCGCCGGCCACCGCCGTCACGATCGCGGCCGGTCCCACCGGATCGATCCCGGCGCTGGCCGCGCCAGTCATTGCGAACGGCGTCATCACCGGGATCAACGTGACGCAATGGGGTTCTGGCTACCAGCCGGCGCTGCCCTCGACCAGCCCCTCCGCGACCCAGCCGCCGGCGGTCACCATCACCGATCCCGGCGGCGGTACCGGGGCAACTGCAACGGCCACAATGTTCAACAACGTCTTCAACGTGATCTCGATCAGCTACCTCTGGGGCAACCAGCGCTACTCGCTGCGCTACCGCGGCTTCACGCTGTTTCAGGCCTACATGCGCAGCCAGTTGTTTTTCACCCAGCGCGGCCTGATCTGGACCATCCACGAACAGATGGGCTACGTGCTGATTCAGCCGCCGCCCGACCAGCCCTACGTTACCGAATGGGACGTGCTGTGTATCCCGCTGCCGTTGCTCAACCCCGGCGATACCGATACCCAGATCGTGCAGCCGTGGTCGGACGCGGTGCAATACTATGCCGCCTATCTATGCCTGTTGAAGCTGCAGAATTTTGAGCAGGCCGAGTTCATGCTGAAGCTTTATTCGGCGCGGGTGCCCAAGATCATCATCGGCGCCGGCGGCGTGCGAATTCCAAACCCCTATCATAAAACTTTCCAGCGTCGCGTGTCGAGGTGAGCCATGGCGCGTCCCGGCGAGACCCAGCGCGCCGCCTCCAAATACATCGTCTTCGAGAATTTCGAGAAGATGAATACGCAGAGCGTACGCCAAGCTCTTTCCGAAAAGGAACTGGCGTGGCTTGAAAACCTGCAGCCGATCGCGCCGAATAACCTGACGACGGTGCCGGGGTCGTCACCCTCGTTGACCAGCATTTCCGAGACGATCACGGCTCAATATTTCGCCAACATAAACAACATCGATTACATCATATCCTTCACGTCGGCCGGTAGCGGGTGGGACACGATACTGGCCACCGGAGTTTCAACCAGGTTCGCGCCGCCGGGCTCGTTCACAAATCCCGACATGACGACGTGGGAATCCGAGTTTGTCCTGATCAACGATCCGACCGCCGGATATAGCGCATGGAACGGCTCGATATTTATCCAAGAAGGCGGTGTGTCTCCGGTGCTCACGCTGACCAATTCCGGGACCGGATATACGTCGGTACCAACGGTTACGATTTCCGGCGGGTCCGGACATGGTGCGACGGCCGTTGCAACGATTCAAACGCCAGCCGTAGATGCGGTGAACGTAATAACAGGAGGCTCTCAGTATTCTCTTGCGACTACCGTTGTGTTCGCCGGCGGGGGCGGCACCGGGGCGGCGGCCACCGCAAATATAGACCAGCGGGGCCTCACGTCGCTAACGCTAACCAGTACAGGAAGTTACAGCGACGATATTCATTTTCCATCAATATCCTTTTCCGGCGGTGGCGGTACGGGCGCGGCGGCCGTTGTTACCTCTATGAGCCCCGGCGGCGGCGGCGGCGGCTTCCCCGGCGTGCAGAGCATTGCAATAACTTCTATCGGATCAGGATATACCTCAGCCCCAACCGTTACATTTAGCGGTGGCAGTTCCGGGATACAGGCTACGGCAACTTGTACAGTTGGCAACGGCAGAGTCTTGTCGATTACGGTTACGAACGGCGGCGGCGGCTATACATCTGCTCCTACCGTTTCTTTTGCTAATGTTGGTAGTGGCACCGGAGCAGCGGCCGCAGCGGTTATCGGCGGCTCCGGCGTTGCGACACTCACACTCACCAATCCAGGTGCCGGGTATCTCGCTAGCGATAGCCTAACGGTCGGATTTTCCGGCGGCGGCGGCACCGGAGCAACCGCGACCGCGCATGTCTGGCCGTTTGTCACGGCGGGAACGACGCTTGCAGTGTTTCAGGGCAGAGTGTTTCTCGGCGGAGCGCGGCTGCTGCAATACACCGGCACCCAGGGTTTCGACGACTTCAACGCGGCGAACGCTTCCGGATCGCTCATCATCGGAGATGCCGATCTTACGCACGCGATCACGGCGCTGCGTAACTACAATAATTATCTCTTCATCATGGGCGACCAGTCGGTCAAGCAGATCGGAAATATCTCTCTCAACGCGGCCGGTAACGTCACGCTATTTACGATCCTCACGCTTTCGTCCGATCAGGGCACGATCTATCCGCGCAGTTGCGGATCGTTCAACCGCGTCTTCATGTTTGCCAACACCAACGGTATCTATGCGGTGTTCGGCTCTAGCGTGCAGAAGATCAGCGACGATCTCGACGGCATCTTCAAGCTGATCGATTTCACCCAGCAGCCGCAGTTTGCCATCGCCGATTTTAACAACATCCATAACGCGGTGTGGCTGGTCAGGTACATCGACCCGCTGTCGGTCGAGCGGTCTATCCTGATCACGTTCAACGGCAAGAAATGGTTTGTGTGCAGTCAGGGAAATTCGCTTGTCGCCATTACGACGGCCTCAACATTGGCAAGCGGTCAAAATCAGACCTTCGCGTCTTCCGGTTCTGACATCACGGAAATATTGAGCAGCCCTACCACGCCGGTGGCGTTCACGGCGCGAACCGCTCTCACCCATCACGGCAACGCGGTGCAGCGCAAGCGCACACAGCATGCTGGGTGGGCCATCACCGGCGGCATCGCCAACACGATCACGGTAAAACTGGAAAGCGACGAAGGCTCGCAGTCTGCGGTTCAAAATGTGCTGGCGAAGTTCTTTGCTTATCTATTTTCTAACAACCCGGCGAACGTGTCGGGCCGCTATCTCGGCGCGACCATCACCGGCATCGCGCCGGTCGGGTTTACGCTCACCAATATCACGATCGATTATCAGGAAGCCAACGTCGGGAATCAAAGGTGATGGCGCAGTTCTCGCCTGATATCGTGAACTTCAAAGATTATCCTGGCTATGGGGCTTGGGATATCGGCCACCATCGAGAACACCTTCAGTTTGTACAGGTTTTAGCCCAGCAGACACCAACCATAAATATCCCAGATTACGATTTTTTGCAGTTTCTAACTGCTGGCGTAAACCAACCGTCTATCGTTCAATCGCATCAGCAGGCCCACGCTTTGCTGGACTCGATCCTTGGGCTAACATCTATCGACCTTTCAGAGGTAGACCTTACACAAGAAAATGACTTCGAAAACTGGATCGGGTATCATCAATCAACCCATCAAGCGCTCAGACAGGCCCTCGGGATAACGTAGGAGGATAAAATTTTTGGTTCAAATTTTGGGGCCAACTTTGGCATCCCCGATCAGCCGGCATTTCCTTTTCAGGGGGCTGACGGCCAAGGCGGCTTGTTTGCCCCCAACGCCGCACCCGACTCATTCGCCGATCCGTCCGGCGCTGGCTCGCTCGGAGCACCCGCCGCAACTCCGGCGGCACCACCGGCGGCCAGTCTGGGCGCGGCTCCGGTAGCCCCGCATCCAACCCTGAGCCCGCTCGGCGGAGGCCCGCTATCGCCCGGCGCGGGTACCCCGAATCAGGTCGCCGCGCCGCCCGATCCCTCGCAACCGGCCCCGGCGGCTGGTATAGGTGGCCAGTTCGGACCGGGTAAGCTATGAGCGACATTGGCGACCTCAGTGGCGGCGGCAAGGGCGGCGGGGATAGCAGTTCGTCCTCCTCGCTGTTCTCCAGCCCGTTGGCGCTCGGCGCTGGCGGCATCGGGGCGCTCGGGCTCGGCGCGCTGATCGCGCAAGGCCCCGGCCAGTTGCCCTCACAGTTTGGGCAGGCAACGCAGTCATCCCCGTGGGAGATTGCGACGGGCCAGCAGACCATCGGGCAGGGACAACAGCTTGTGGGACAAGGAACGCAGGCGCTAGCCATGGCGCAGGCCGGGCAACTCACCCCCGAACAGCAGGCGCAATTGGGCCAATATTCCAGCGGGCTCACCAACCAGTCGCGCCAGATGTTCTATTCGATGGGGCAAGACCCCGACAAGAGCACGGGGTTTGTCACCCAGACCGCGAATATTGATCAGCAGGTTAATGCCATGGCGCAATCGCAGATTCAGACCACCCTGCAGATTGGGCTGGGAGAAATCAGCAGCGGAAATTCGCTCATGACTACCGGACAGGGAGAAATAAGTGCAGCCACGTCCGCGCTGTTGGCAGCAGGCGAGGCCCAGCTCAAGATGGATCAAGCGTATAGTTCGAATCTCACCTCGGCGTTCGGCGCGATCGGGTCCATGTTTGGTGCCCTCGGCGGCGCGGCGCTTAAGGCTGCTCCATTGGCAGTGGCATGAGCGACACCGCAACCGCAGACGCCCCTCCGGTATTCACGCCCCAAGGCGGGATGCAGGGGAATTTGACGAGCAGCCAGGGCCAGCCGCCCGCTCCGGCCGGGGCCTCGCCGCTCGCGCCGCAGTCGCCGTTGTCCGCGCTCGGGCCCCCGCCCCAACCCACCCCACCGCCGAAATATCCGGCCCTCAACGCGCCGCCGATGCCGCAACAGCCGCAGTTGAAGCAGCAGAACGAGCCCGCTCCGGACGCCAAGGAGTACCAGAAGGGCGCGATGGAGTTTGCATCCGCCATGGCGGTGCTTGGCGCGGTCGCGGGGCGCTTCACCCGCGCACCGGGCGGTGCCGCGCTCGGGGCGTTTGCCGCCGCACTCAAGGGCTGGCAGAGCGGCAACCTACAGGCTTACGAGAACGGTGCTAAAAAGTGGGAGGCCGACACCAAGACCACGCTGGAAAATAATCGGCAGGTCATGGAGCAGTACCGGCAGGCGCTTCAGGATCGCAAGATGAACATCGACGAGCAGATGAGCAACATCCAGCTTATCTCGGCGAAGTACCACGACCAGATGATGTACGACGCGGCACAGTCGAAGAACTACACGATGGTCGCGCAGATTTACGAAAAGAACATGCAGTACACCGAGAAGGCGAGCGAAGCCGCCGCCAAGTTGCAGCAAAAGCGCGACGAGCAGAAGACCAAGAACGAGCAGAGCGCAACCTATTGGCTGTCGCCTGGCGGACAGGCCGAGTTGAACGCCGTGAACCCGGACGGTACGCCTAAATATTCTGAGGCGCAGAAGGCCGGGGTCAAGCAGATGATCGAACTCTATGGGCAGAAACAGGTCGGTAAGTCTGTCATCGCCAATGATCGGGCGCAGTTTATCCAAGAATATAAGGATGCGCACGGTGGTGCCGCGCCGAATTCCACCGAAATAACGCAATGGGAAAACAGCCGAAAGGGACAGGCGGCCGAAGAAACAGCAGTTGGTAGGCGTGCTGGCGGAATCGCACTTGCGGTGCAGGAAGCACACGACACTATCCCGAATGTGATGTCATTAGCGGAGAAGAACGCCGGCAAAGGGTATGCGACGTGGAACGCGGTTGAAAACAAGTGGAAAGTAGAAAAGGGCGATGCCGGTTTTGCTGAATACGTGCAGCAAATGAATGCTTTGGTTAACATATACGGGCGGGCGGTGAACGGAGGAAACGCCACAGTTTCCGATAAGGAGCACGCGCGGGATATGCTCAATCCGAACATGCCGCTTTCGGCAGTCAGGGGCTCGCTGAAGGGCTTTACGAGGGAAATTGATATTGCTGAGCAAGCGCCCGGAAAGGTGAGGGAGAGGATGAGAGGCGGAGCGCCGCAGCCGCAGGGGGGTCAGTCAGGCGACACCGGACCGCCGCCAGCGGCTAGCGGCGAAGGTTGGGGCAAGGCAGAGGTTGTGAAATAATGCCAACCTACAAAATCTCAGCTCCGGACGGCAACAGCTATTCTATTGAGGGGCCGTCTGGTGCTACGGATGAGCAGGTTCGCGAGCAAGTATTGAAGCAGCATCCAGACGCAGGAAAGCCGGGGCCGCCCGAAGAGCAGCGTTCCGGTATTGGCGATTTTATCAGGTCTATCCCACGCGGCGCGGTCACCGGATTGATGACGGCAGGAAGCGCCTTGGCTGGCGCCACCGCAGGAGAAATGGGCCAGCCAGGATTGCAGGCTGAAATTCCCGGTCCCAAACAATCGACCGAATTGATCGAAAGGAACGTCACTGGCAATCTGCCAAAACCGCAGGGACGAGCGGGCCGGTTTGGCGAGGCGGTCGGTGAAGTGCTAGGAAATCCCGCAAGCTATGTCGGGCCGGGCAGTTTGGCACTGAAGGTTGGTGCGGGCACTGCCTCGGCGCTGGGCTCAGAGGGGGCCGGCCAATTGACAGAAGGAACGCCTCTGGAAACGCCGGCTCGATTAGTCGGGGGGGTAGTTGCAGGAACGGCGGGTGCTACGTTTGCATCGGAACGAAACCTTGCGGCGCTCGCAGCAAAACTTCCAACGGCTGAAAAAATATATGAAGGGGCAAATGCCGGTTACGAATATCTGAAAAAATCTG